GTCTGCCGGGGATACGATATGGGCATGACGATCCTGTGTCTCTTGGCATTTGTGGCCGCCTGCTGTCTTGCGGAATACTTGACAGGCGTGCTACAATAGTGCATGGCAAGCGAGAAAGACCTTCTTGTTGTCTTTGGCCTTGTCTTCTGTATCTTGCTAGTTGGAATGAATCTGGCGTTGCCAGATGAGGAGAAAAAGTAATGCCGTACATTACCGTTGTCCCCTGTGAGCCGAAGGCACGCCCCGGAGACGGGGAGCATGAACACCCCCTAGAGCAGCCAGGGGTAGAGTTCATCGCACTTGAAGTCAAGGATCGGGGGGAGAAGGGGGTCTGGCTGCTTTCAGACCAGCCCTCCGGAAACCCGGACTACACCGAGAAGTGGTACAAGATGTCATGGGTGAAGTCAATCTCATGGCCGGAGTATCATGGCGTTGATCCTGTACCCGTTGATCCCATCCCGGACGAGGCCGGGCCGGAGATTGACGATGAAATCGTCTTGGGGCTTGACGTTTTAGATGCGGTGAGGCTGCTGGGAAGGGTGTTCCGAGGCGAGGAATGACCAAGTGGGACGGGGAGTGGTGCGGGCGTTGCGACCGCCGCAATGTCATGGGCTGGTCCGTCTCCAACGAGGCTTGGGATAGAGTAGTCAAGGAGCGATGGGACATTCTGTGTCCTTCGTGCTTTGATGAACTGGCCGAAGAGCAGGAGATCAGGTACTTGTTCGACGAGGATGTATACCCCGTGTCGTGGAGTGAATGGTGAAGGATAGAAGCCTTTGCCCCCATTGCGGTTGCCAGCTTGTGCGCTACGAGTTCGGCAGCAAGCACTACCTCCGCTGCCCTCATTTTGTCGAAGATGGCGATTCGCACCTCTTTGTGACATGGGACGACGAGTTGTGGGACGGAAGTCACAACAAGCCCCACGACAAGATGTTCGAGGGGAACACTTGGGATTGAACGACGGACACCACTACACCTTTGGCCAGCACCCCCAAATGCCCTGGAAGAAACGTTCCCCAGCGGAACAATTCCTCGACAGGTACTTCCGCTGGTTCACAATCTATGCAGTAGCGCGCCTTATCGCCTTCGGCGTGCTTCTGGCCGCTATAGCCGCACTGGCCCGCTAACCACTTGAAGTTTACATAATTGCGTGGTATCATGCCTCTCGTGGGAGGGCTTTGCCATGCCACTGAAGAAGGGCAAGTCCAAGAAGGTCATCTCTGAGAACATTGCTGAACTCATCCGTTCCGGTCGCCCAAGGGAGCAGGCCGTGGCGATTGCGATGGAGCAAGCAGGCAAGTCCAAGAAGAAGAAGAAAAAGCACAAGAAGTGAGTCTTGAGAATGCGGTAGACCTGGCGCGTCAAGATACCCCAGACGGATTGAGGCACTTCATGGCCCTTATCTGGGGCCGTTCGGTTCCCCGGCACGTTCAGGACTGGGCCGACTATCTCTATGACGCGTGGGGAGGGGGCAAGGGGCTTCTGCTGGAAGCGTTCAGAGGAAGCACAAAGACCACCTTCGGTGTCTCGGTCCTCATGCACCAGATCGGCCTCTATCCGTGGAAGTCGAACATGCTGATCCAGGCCACAGATGCGACCGCCAAGAAAAACGCCAAGGCCATATCGAAGGTCATTGATGAGAACCCCAAGTGGAAGCTCATCTTCCCCAATGTAACGCAGGAGAAGCTTAGGTGGAGCGACCGGGGCTACTGGGCACAGGACAAGTCGAGGAGGCCCGAGGAATGGCAGGCACTTGCCGGGCTGGATGCGACTTTCGTTGGATGGGGCATTCTGTCGGAGAGCATCATTGGTCTTCATCCCACGGGAGTTTTGGTGTTGGACGACCTTCACAATCAGACTAACACGGCCTCGCCCGCAGAGATGCAGACCGTTCTCGACACGCTGAAAGGAACCATCTTCCCAACTCTAGTTCCCGGTGCGCGACAGTTGTTTATCGGAACGCCGTGGAACACGAGCGACAGTATCGCTTACGCCAAGGCCCTGCCGAGACGCTTCAAACACGCCCGCTACCCTCTATTTGACAAGCGGGGTAACAGTTCTTGGCCGGAGGTGTTTACTTCGGAGGAGGTTCAGAAGCGCCAGGAGGAAAGCGGGCCGCTGGAATTCGCCCGCATGTACCTGCTGGACCTCGAAGCGGCCAAGGGCATTACTCTCAAGCGGGAATGGATCGGCATGTTCCCGGCGGCTGATATCAAGTCCGAGTGGCCGATGTTCATGGGCGTTGACTACGCCTCCACGGCGGACAAGCTGAAGGATCGGGACAGGGACTACTTTGCCCTTGCCTGGGGGCGAGTGTCGCCGGATAGGCGTCTGATTATCGAGGATGGATGGAGGGGGCATGTCTCGCAGGCAGAAGCGGAGCAGAGAGTGATTGCTATGGCCTCAGCCTTCCCGACGCTGAAGATGATCGGGGTGGAGGCTATTGGCAGGGGCGAGGAGTTCCTTCATCTTCTGATGCGCAGCCAAACCTATATGCCGCTCATTGACATCAAGCATGGCAACCGCTCCAAGGGAACTCGCTTCGAGGACTTCCTGGCGAAATTGTTCTACACCGGACGGATTATGGTTTCTGACAAGACGACGGAGTTTACCAAAGTCTTTCTTGACGAGTGGGTATCATGGCCACGCGGCGACAATGACGATACAATAGACGCCGTATATATGACTGCCGCGGCGGCGGCAACCTATGGTTACATCGCCGCGCCGCCGTTACAGCAACCGTTCAAGTCCCCCTTGTGGGGGAACAAACCGAAGAAAGTCAATCCCTATAGGGAACTGGCGAGGGCATAAATGGCAAAGTCAATCAAATCTCTTACGACCAAGATGATAAAGGCCGACGAGAAGCGGGACCTTATGTTCGAGGGAATGGACAAGATGTTTCGTTCTGAGTGGTCCCTTCCCGAAGCCCTGAAGGCACAGGACTGGATCAGGCGCATTGTCTCTACAGACCCCCACGATGCTATCCGGGCCGGGACACGGGTTCTCTCCAGGCTTGATGAGCGCATCGAGTACCAGCCCCTCTCCGAGACAGTGGAGGCCAAGAAGGATGCCGCTCGCATCGAGAAGGCCCTGAAGTGGTTCCTGGCGAACGCTTCCCGCCGCCGGAGAGCCGCCATCCGTCGAGACGTGGTTATGAGTGCGCTGCGCTATGACGAAATCTGCGCCCAGATCATCTACTTGCCGCACCACATCAAGCAAATCAAGGAACTGTCGGGGGCCAGCGTTCGTTACGATGCCGCCAAGCGATACGGGCCGTTCGCCATCGTCATGCGCCCCCCACGGAACGTTCACACTCGCTACAGTGACTTCATGCCGGAAAGTGTCGTGTATGCGTCAATTTTGCCCGCCGAGGAAGTCGTTGACCTCTGGGGCAAGGCGGCAGGCGCGATAGAGAAGAAAATCAAGGACAGCGACGAACAACTCTACGTCAGTCTTTTTGACTACACCGACCTTGAAACCCGCATGGTTTGGGGAGCCGTTGGGAACCGCCCTGTCCTGGAGGACCCGGAAGACAAGAACGCCATCACCATCATTGACGAGGCCGATCATGGGCTTCCGTTTCTGCCGTGGGTGTGCCGAGTTGGGGGTACAACGCTGGAGACAAGTGCCCAACATCAGCGTATCCCGCTACTCTACAGCATCTATCAGGCCGAGCAGTGGTTGACACAAAACGTCATGGAGACCGTCGTGTTCTCGGAGGCTATCGCTCGAAGCGCGGCCCCCAGGATCGCGATTAGTGGACCATCCCCAGAACAGGTTGAGGTGGACTACGGGGACCCCGCCAAAATCTTAGAGGTTCCTCCGGGACATGAGGTGGCACAACTCCGGCCCCCGGACATTGACCGCGCCCTTCTAGAACTAGAAGGTTTCATGCGGGGGGCAATCCAGAAGTCAACCGTTGCCTCCATCCTTCAGGGGGGAGACATCCCATCGGGGACTGCCTATGCCACGTTGAACCTCGCTACACTTACGGCCCTGGGAACCCTGAAGCCTTACCAGGAGATCGCCGAACTGGCCCTGGCCGACATTTGTACGCAGATGCTTCAGTGGATTCACTTCTCCGGGGAAGAGGCTACAGCCTATGGCCGTGACCGAGACGGCTCCTATGTCTACAAGATCAGCCCGGACGAGATTGATCCCGACAATGTTTACCTGTCGGTTCAGTTGGAGCCGGATGTTCCTTCCGACCGGATGCAGCGCATCAACGCTGCTTCTATCGCGGTTCAGAACCTCGATATGTCGAAGGAAAGCGCCATGAAGGACATCGGGATTACGGACCCGCAGGGCGAGATGAAGCGTCGCCGCCTCGAAATCTTACTGGAGGCAAGGTTCCAGCAGCGATTAGCCGAGGAGGCCGCCGAGGCTCAACTGCGGCTACAAGCGAAGGCTGCCCAGATGGCGCAAGCCCCTCAGGGACAACAGCCTCCGGGCTTCCCAATGGCAGGTGGACAAGGTTTCAATCCGGCACAGGGAGGCAGTCCGCCAGCCGAACTTTTCCCCGGCGGGACTCGTGAGGGGCAAACTGGGCAAACACAGGGCGGCGAGGAGGCCGCGTTCATTGGATGAACACCGAACGCGAACTTGATCTAGATTCATTAGACGCCGAGTTGGAAATGGAAGAACTCTTCGAGGAGTTCGACCGGGACTATTACGGAGACAGATATGGCCATCGAGGAAACCGGGGGAATCGGCGGGGCGGTGAAATCGTTGCCCAAGACGGTAACGAAGACGCCCTCCCCGCCGCCGCCGCCCAAGAAATCTACTAAGAAGACGCCCTCCAAGAAAAGCGAGCCGGAGATTCCGCAGGAGGTTGCAAAGCCTCTAGATCGTCCCGCCTTGCTGCGGCTGGAGTATGCTCCATCTCCTGCTCCTGTTCCCTCTTTGGCATCGTGGAACCCCCTTCCCGGCGTTACTGGGCCAGACCTGTCAACCGGAACACGGATGGGAAGCGTTCCATCTACCCCTGAACGTATCTCAATTACGGACCCAAGGGCCGGGGGAATGCCCCCGAGAGGGGCAACCTCCCCGGTTCCGGAACCCCGTCGCCTCCAGACTGGCGCACTTGGCGCACAGTTCGGGGCAGAAACGGGTGGCAGATACCAGCAAACCGAGGGCTACACACCACAGCCTGGCATCACTAGCGGGCGACTGTTTCAGAACGAACCCGGCGTATGGGCGCGTACAACTGGTCCGGGTCCAACACGGGGCGACATCTCGCTCACGGCTCAAGCGGCGGGGCGCAGCATTGCCAGTGGTGTTTGGCCTAAGTTCCTTGCCCCCGATGTTGCCGCACTCCTCGGCCTAACATCACAAGAATGGTCTATGCTATACAGTTCTGAATGGCCCTATGGGTTGCTCCCCCCGGAGCCTCCCGGAGGCGGCGGAGGGGGCGGCGGCTATGGTTATGGCTATGGCGGCGGCGGTCGCGGCGGCGGAGGATCGTCTTCAGCCGCCTCCTATCTTAGTTTAGTGAACTGGAGAATTTAGTGGCTGCACCTACTCCCCCTGGCCCCCCGGAGGCAGAAGTTCCTCTGAGCAAGCCGAAGGGCGGGCCTAAGTTCAACATAGATACCGACGCCTTCTGGCGCAATGTATCCCAGAGGTTGCTCGACGTACACTCAGCGGAAACCGTTACAGAGCCGAAGAAGATAACCATTGGCGGCCAGACGGTAAGAACTCTTCCCGGAGCATTTGACAACCCCCGGACGTTGTGGGACGTAAAACAAAGTCAGGTTGCTCCGGGGCTAAAAGGAATCTACAACGTTCCGGTTGGGCGCGCTTATGGCCCCGACGGCCTCCCGGTTGATTGGGACTATCGCAAAGAAGTATACGGGCCAAATGGAGACCCCCTGCCTCCCGGCGCAACCTCATGGGACGCTCACGGCCGCCCGTATTATGGTAACAACGACTACTCCATTTGGGGCGACATCAGGACAGAATTTGATGCCACGTTTGCCAGGTTCAATCAGCCCATTCGCCCCACGGGAGGCGTCAAGGCGTTCAGTGCCGATTTCTGGGAAGCACTCAAGCCCATGTTTCAGCAGAACCCATTTGAAGAGGGGGGGAAACCAATCGGGCGCGTTGTTGGAACCGTTTTTGGCGAAGCCGCCGCGTTTCTTGAGCAGTCATTTGTAAAGGCCCAGAATGATCCGACCGGGGTCCAGCCGGTCGATACAATCCTTTCCGGAATATCTAAGACGTTGACCTCCGCCATTCGGGTTGTCTTCAACGCGTTCCAGGCCCCCTCCCTTGGCTGGGAGCGTGCATGGGGCACGGCCCTACTAGCCAATCAGATTGCGGCGGAGAAGTCCTCTTTGCCCGACTTGCCCCAACTGGGGGGATGGGCGGGAAAGATACAATCTATCTCTACTCCCCAAATCTTCTGGAACAGTATTCGGACCGCCCAAGCCGCTATCAGCGACTACGATGTAAACGAGTGGCGAGATATTGGGGTTGCCGCCGGGCAGGCTTCCCGCATTGCATATACCCTGGCATCGGATCGTGCCAAGAGGGAGGAGTTTATTCGGAGGTATCAAAACGAGGACCCTCGCCTTCTTGCCGTTGAGTTGGAGGACCCGGCGATGGAGGCCATCGGACAGACCCTCAACGACCCGACTATTCTCTTCGGCCTGGTCCACCGTGCCCTCAAGGGCGGATCGGCGGCAACGCAGGCCGCAAGGGTGGCCAATGATGCTCGCTGGGCGACTGCGGCGGATAACATCGTCGTTGAAGGGATACGAACATTTGACGGATCGGCAGACAATTTAGATGACATCATAGCCAAGACGCAGGGCATGTACGAGGCAACGCGGGCCAATATGACGCGGGAGGCTGCCACCCGCGGCATTACCGCCCCCACTGCCGGGGCCAAGAGGTTTGTTCACGGAGAGGATGTAGGCAGTTTTTACCACGCAATGTCTGCCCGTTTCGGGGAAGATCAGGACGGATTTATGAACTTCTTGGACGGGCTTGTGATGGCGGCAGACCCATCGGACAAGGCCGTGGTTCTTGAGGGCATTGATAACCTGTCTCGGGCAGGAATTCCCCTAGAAACTGTCATGTCCGACCCGGCCAATAGAACGGCGGTTGTCCTTCGCAATATGCTTACAGATGCGGACGGGACTATCAATCCCGCCAAGACGCTGTTCGCCGATCTCGGGGAGGCCGCCGGAGACGCGGCCAAACTGTCCGGGATTGCCACGAGGCGCATGGATGGCGCCCTAGAACGAATCTTCCCCACGGTTCAGGAACAGGCCGACGCTCACAAGAAGTTCTTGACGTTGCTGGAGAAAAGCCCGGAGGAGGCCGCTGCGTTTTTGGAGCGTAATCCGGGGGCAAAGAATAGCATTAGTCGTGGCCTGTTGAGGATTGCAAATACGCACGACACTATGCAGAAGGGATACAACGTCTTTCGGGGGGCAATGGCATTCGCCTACATGGCTACTTCTCCGGCCTACTGGCTGCGTAATAGGATTTCCAATGCCATCCATATTGGGGTTGACATGGGGATAGGCGTTGGCCTAAAGGCATTCTACATGGGAAGCAGGGGGGCCGAAGATGAACTTGTGCGAATGTTCAGCTATCTTCCATCTGCTGCCGGATTGGGCTTTGGTGCTGGCGCAGAGGCCCCCGAGGCCGCCAAGGGGTTCTTGGGTAAGTTGAACCGCCTTGCTGCCGCCGCGGCAGATGAAAAGGGGATGCGCCAGATTGTCATGGGGGAGGCTGCCCGCAGGGAATTCAACAAGGTTCTTAGGCCAGGAGTTGTTATTCCCTTCGTAGATGATGCGGCCCCGCTTGCAGAACACGAGAGGGCGCTTCTCTACCAATTGGCAAGGGACAACTACGGCGATGCTCGCAAGGCGGCGGAGAGATTCCGCCAACTTGCGGAGCTTCCGCATGGGCGCAATCTCGGCTTCCTCACGAGGACGCAGCAGGAAGCCTTGCAGGCAAATGGGCTTTTAGACAAACTGAATGAACTTATTGGCCTGGACGATCTGGACGCCGCCACAAAGGGGTGGGACGAGGTTTTGCCCGCGATAGATACCATCGCGGAGAAGACGGCAATCGAGGCCCCCGCCATTGACTTGGCCTCCCTGACGCCCCTTGAGCGCACCGCAATTCAGGAGGGCGTTAGTGCCATTCAGGAGAATGCCGGAGATAAGGCCGCAGACATTTTTAGCCGCCAAATCTGGTCCAACGAAGTTGCGCTTCAGCAGGGGCGCGAGGCCGCTAATGATATGCACCGCCTTGCCTATCGAAACCACTTCCAGCGGGTTCTTAGCCGCCTTGCGGCGGAAAACAATGGCAAACTGCCGATGGATACAATTGTTCGGCAGGCAGACGATATTGCGCAACGAGAGATTGACGGTGTAATGAAGGCATTTGATACGCCAATCGAGAACGTCAATCGTGACCTCGTTCGCCGCGCCCAATCGTTCACCGAACTTGCTCACTCCGCCTCCGAGGCGTCCAAGAATAAGGGCTTCGATGTTGGCAAATGGATGGCCGTCCTTGGTATTCCGGAGTCGTCGAGAGAAATATACGAACCCCTGCTTCGAGAGAAGGGATTCCGAGGATGGCTGTGGGGTCCACGGGGTAAGGGACAGGGCTATTATCACCAGGCGGTTCACGAGATGTGGATTGCCCGTCGCGAAGGGGTGATTGCTGCGATAGAGGAGAAGACCCGATTTGCCGCCACGTTGGCCGGGGAGAACTTGGATACGGAGGCCGTACACCGGGCCGAAGAATCTTTGCGAGTGGCCCGTCTATTTGACGATGCCAGGATCGGCAAGGGCAGTTTGGCTTATGTTCTCGATGACGCGGGAAAGAAAATCCCCATCGTGGCTCCCTATGATGGCTTTACCCCATCTACTCCCAGGGTGGCCTACGAGACTCGTCGGGGCCTTCGACAACTTCATGCGGAGGTCAGGGAGGCCATGGCGCAGGCATGGTCATCTATGCCGCCGCCAGAAATTAGGCCCGGCCTTGATGAATTCCTGAACAAGTGGATTGACGAAGGAATGAACCGTGTCACGACGGCGCGCCTGAACATCGAGGATGTTGCCGCCGAGACTGCCAAGTTCACTCTACATGCCTATCCGCAGCGGCAGGGATTTGATCTTGCCCTTGGGTACATATATCCGTTCCAGTATTGGTACACCAGAACGTACATAAAGTGGCTCAGGCGCATGGTTAGCCACCCCGAAATCATTGCTGCTTACGCTCGCTATCGGACGTACATGGAGAAGAAGAATGCGGCCCTGCCTGAATGGTGGAGGTATAACATTCGTGTGGATGAGATGTTCGGGGTAGACCTAAAAGACCCCCTGTATTTCAACCTCGAATCCACCCTGAATCCGCTGAATGCTCTTGTCGGAACGGATTTCAACGATCCGCAGAGGCGCGTTGATTGGTTGTCCTCTGTCATGGACGACCTGAACAAGTTTGGCCCTACGGTGTGGACGCCGTACCAGTTAGCCCTTGCCCTTGGATACCACATTCAGGGTAAGCAGGAGGCCGCTGCACGGTGGGGCGGCAGGCTGGCTCAGTCCACGGGAGCATTGCGGGACGTTACGGCCCTGATGGGGGCCAATCAAGGGAAGGGCATCGAGGTCGATCCGGCGGTTCTCCTGTTTGGCGGCGGCCTAACGCCCTATGAGAGAAACCGTGCGGGCCGGGAACTGGGCGGCTTGATGAACGAGGGTGTCAGCGAAAAGGATGCCATCCAGGCCGCCTATGACCAGGAGGGGCCAATTTGGGACCTGGCCGTGTCGAGGGCAATCAACTCCCGTGCGCTCGGAAACATTGCCTCATTCCTTGTGGGCGTTGGGTTCAAGCCAAGAACGGATGCGGACATACAGATTGACCAGATGTTTGCTCATCGCAACGCCGTTATGGCCATGAAGCATCTGATGTCCCCCGAAGAATATCGTTCCCAGTGGGAACAATTACGGCAGGCATATCCCTTTATGGAGGCCGTTCTGTTGGCCCGCAAGGGCGGGGATGAGAGAGACGAGGCCTTTGCCTACAACGTCTTGGGGAGAATTCCCCCAGGGATGACGGACAATGTGGCCGAGGCAATGGGGCTTGACTACAGCATCATCCAGTCCTTCTACGACAACAAGGGCATAACCGGAATGGCCGAGGGGGATCGGCTGAAGTTCATGTCCGCCATTATGGACATGGGGGCCATGATGGAGGTTCCTCCTACTGGCACTCGTGCGGAGTGGAACGAGGCTCGCAAGCGCAACAGTGCCATCTATGACCGGATTGAGACATTCTTCGGAAGTGACATCTGGGACAGGGTTGACGTTTACTACGGCCTCAAGAACGAGGGCAACCAGGATGCGGCCTACGCCCTGCTGGATCAAGACCCGGAGATTGAACTGGCCCTCTCCCTGAAATCTATGTACGTCCAGGAAGACCCTGTGACTCTGGCCTACTACGGGTCCATTGGAACACTGGACTCCTATTGGCGGGGGCGGATGTATTACGAGATCGAGAAGAAGACTGGCCCGGACATCTGGTCGCAGTGGACAGAATACTTCAGCCTTCCGGAGCGATCCGCCGAGAGGCGTGCGTACTGGAGAGAGCATCCCGACTTGCAAATCTACGTGGATACGAAGGCGGGTTGGATGCCATTCATTGCCGATAAACTTGTCGAGTTCGGAAGCAAAATCCAGGAGAGCGCACCGATCTTCTCGGGTGCGCCAGAGAGCGCTGCACAGCGCAATCTTGCAGAGTTCCAGCCACAGCGCGGCTTCCCGCAACTGTCTGCGGCACAGTGGGAGGACGAACTTGGACCTAGCCTCTATCGGCTGACGCTGGATGCGGCCAGAGGCGAGGTCCTTCCGTCAAGGTTACAGGACAAACTTGAGGAGAAGGCCGTGGAAATGGGCCTGCCCGAGAACGCCTGGCTGATGGTCGAACTAGTGGCACGGAGCGCCATTGCGCCGCAGCAGGCACTCCCTTGACAGGTTGACATAAGTTCGTGTAGAATTAGGAACACCTTACCAATAGGAGGTATTGAGAATGCCCGAGAGCGACGAGGAAGTTCTGGTCGAGGAGGTTGAGGAGGTTTCGGCACCGCCAGTGCCCGCATCTTCTACGCCTTCCGGCACGGAGGTTTCCGGCGAGGCAGGGTTATCCGTTGAGGACCTGAAAACTCTTCGAGCGGAACTGCGTCAGGAACTCCAGAACGAATTCGACGAGCGGTTGCGACAGTTCCAGAAGGGCAATGACAAGCGGTTCTCCCGCGTGGACAATCTTGTGAACGTCCTGAAGCGGGCGGGCGTGAATGTCAAGCCCGAGGAACTGGAAGCGGCCCAGCGCGAGATGGAGATTGACGAGGTTCTAGAAGAGCGCAGGCAGGGGTCTGTTCATGGCAGGACAGATGATAGCCAGCAGGTCTACCAGGGCATCTCGACGGAGATTCTTGACGGGGCGGGTATTGCCTATGGCGATCCCGACTACAAAGAGTTCGTTGCCAAGTATAACGGCAAGGTTCGGAATCCCGAACATTGGCGCACCTTGGTCAATGCCTTTGTGGATCGGAAGAAGCGGCAGGCGGCGGCTCCCAACCCAGCCTCGGCAATTCCCGAGAGCCGATCTACGCAGCCAACCAAGGCTGCGGAGTCTGACGATGAACTTCGGACGGAGTTGAACGAACTCTTGAAGAAGTCTATCTCAGACCCTAAAGTGAGAGAACGACGCGCGGAGATTCAAGCTGCGCTGAAGGCAAGACGAACACCGTGACCGATCACCGCACGCTTGCGGCGGAAAACGTCTTGAACTCATACGATTTAGACGCCGATGAGGTTGACGCCATCGTTGCGCGCTGGAATGAGTATGCGTTCGAGGATACGCCGCAGGGGTGGAGCTTGGCAATATCCAAGTTGAATAGCATTGCTTACGAGCATGTTATCCGGCGAGCGGGCGAGTGGGCGTCTTACCAGGCACAGCATCTTCGCCGGGAGACTAAGCAATGACTATTCAGACCGTCGCATCTGTGGCGGGTGGACTCCAGCTTGACGACTCCGTTCGTACGCAGTTTATTGCCGACTACGAGGCATCGCTGTATTACGACCGGGTGTACGATCAGCTTGCCGCTCCTATCGGGAAGCCGATGGAGGAATTGCAGAAGGGTTCGTCTGTTCAGGTCAACTTCCTGAGCAAGATGGACATTCCGACGACTGCAATCTCCGAGGTTGCCGACTTGGTGCCGCAGGCCCTTCGCGACAGTACGGCGTCGGTTACTCCGACCAGCCGTGCTGGGGCAGTTCAGGTGTCAGAGAACATCTGGATCAAGGCGTACACGAACTACCACGAGGAAGTCGCCCGAACGGTTGCGGAAAACGCAAATGAAACCATCGACGGGTTGGCCCGTGACGCGGCCACCCAAGGCTCGCTCGTTATCCGGTCGGCTGCTCGTGCCTCGCTTGACGCGGGGACCACAAGCCACCGCGGCCGGGAAAACGAGTTCATCTCCGCAGGGTCACGCCTGTATGCCCTGAAGGCCCCCATGTTCATCAGCGCCGATGGCGCAACGAAGGTGTGGGCCGCAATCACCACGCCGGATGTCTTCCACGATGTCCGACGTGACGGAAACCTCCAGGCTGTCGGCCAGTACCAGAAGGCCGGTATCCACCTCAACTGGGAACTGGCGCAGATCGGCCCGTTCCGAGTCGTTGTTCACCCGTGGGCCAAGGTGTTCGGCGCTGCTGGCGATGACGCTGGATCGACCGTTTCGGTTGCTACCACGCTGAACTCGGCGGCCCAGAAGCTTGCCACAACCATCGCGGTTGCTGCTGGAACCAACATGGCACTCGCCTCGGCGGGACGCTGGCTGACCATTGGAACTGAGGAAACAGCCAACACGCACTATCCCGACAACGAAATGGTGTGGCTGACCGGCTTCACCGGCTCGACTGCTACCATCGTTGGCCAGGGGCCGAATGGCGGGTTGCGCTTTGACCACGCCTCGGGTGCGGGTGTTCGCTCGGCGGACAACGTTCACACCATCGTCTTTGGTGGGCCTATGTCGCTCGCCAAGGTCTACGCCACATCGGTTGGCGAGTACGGTCAGTTGGTCGGCCCCAAGCGGGACGGCCTTGTTGACCAGTTCCTCTCGCTGGGCTGGAAGTGGTACGGCGCTTACGGACGGATTGGCGAGAACCGCCTGATCCGTGCCGAGGTGTCGGTGTCGTCTGACGCGTAATATCAATGCCCTCGGGGTCAACGTCTACCCCGGTTTCTCCTAGCCGGGATGGCTAGCCCCCGAGGGCAACCGAGGAGATACTGAAATGGCTGAAGGAAGTTCTACCTATAAGGGTCTCGCCGTGCCTTTGTTTGGCGAGTCCGAAATCAAGCAGGTGACTGCCGCGAACGACATCCTCTCCGTCACGGGCGTCTCGGCTCAAACCGGGGACTACCTGGTGTTGCAGGATAGTTCTGGCGTCGAGGACTTCGTTTTCAACAAGGACGGGACGCTCGTGCTTGGGAAAACGAGCCAGGCTGCGTTTAGCAAGCTGCGCCTCCCTATTCTCTCGACTGCGCCGACCAGCGCGGCGGGGATTGCGAAGGGCGATGTTTGGCTGGCGCAAGCCACTGCGGATGTCTACCGCCTTGCGGTTGCCATCAGTGACAGCGTGGCAACGGCAGTTCGCTACGGCGGACGCATCACGCGGGCTACTCTCGGCTCTGCTTCGCACTAAGCCGTGAGAATTCTGGTCGCCGGGATTTCGGGCGAGCGTCAGTATGTAAAGTCCTTGCGGACCTTCTACGACGTTATCGCCCAGCCCGGCGATCAGAAAATGATCTACTCAATCGGGCGGGGGGACATCGCCAGGATCAAGGCATGTGCCGAATTCCTTGACGCAAAGGAATACGACGCGCTGTGCCTGATGGACCTGGACATGCTCTTCCCGCCCGACACGCTTGAGCGGCTTCGCTCACATGATGTAAGCATGGTGACGGGGCACTACTACGCCCGCAACACTCGCAATATCCATAGCATCTGTTGGGAAGTGGGGGATGGGAAGTGGCCATTCCCGCCGATGGTGGACGTTCCACAAGAGGGCCTGCACGAGATCGGCTGTGCAGGACTGGGGTGTGTTCTCATCCGCCGGGAGGTTTTGGAGGCGGTTGCCAAACACCTTCCCCAAGGGGACAATCCCTTTGCCATTGCTCCAACTCCGGAGATTACGGGGGATGCCGGAACAATCGGCTCCGACTTTCGGTTCTTTAGCCTGGCAAGGATGCTCGGCTATAAATTGTTCTTGGACGCGACGATTGATTGCAGGCATGGGGCCGTGGTGTGGCTGGGACATGAGTGGGCCGACAGGATGCAGACCGTAGAACATCGTGGCGAGCGCCTGAAAGAAATCTCAAACATCATGCTGGAGGAAAACCCGATGGACAAGAAGACGCTTGAGGTTCGCATCCGGTCGCTAGAGGAGAGGCTGGAGGACTACATGAACCAGCGGGAGTCCGCACTAAAGACCATCAACATCCTGGAGAGGCAGATGATTGCTATTCGGGCGGTCATTGCGGACGAGAAGTTCCTGTTGGAGAAGTTCGACGAACATCCGCAGGCGGAAGACGGCTTGTTTCCGACAGTCCCCGAGGAGGAGCGTCAGGCCGTCCTTGACAACCGGAAGAAACTCCCCGACATCTCCGAGGACGAGGCCAAGGAGGCCCGCCGTCACGTTTTGCAAGAAGAGGCGAAGGGCTTCGTAGATGATATCCAGTCCCTACGCCGAGCATGACAACTACCCCGAGGTTCTGCTGAAGTATGCGCTGATTGGGGCCAACCTCGAACGGGCCAATCTGCGGGGCCTGAACCTTGATGGGGTGAACTTTACCAACGCCAACCTGCGTGGGGCCGACCTTACTGACGCCTCGCTGAGGGGGGCAATCTTCGCCAGGTCTGACTTATCGCAAGCCTGCCTACTGAGGGCAGATTGCGAGGGGGCCGACTTTACGGCAGCGGACATGAGCATGTCCTACCTTCGGGCTGTGAACTTCTCGAAGGCGAGGTTGTGGAATGCGAAGTTGCGCAGGGTGACGGCCAAGAACGCCATCTTCTTCGACGCTGACATGCGGGGCGCAAATGTCATGCAGGCCGACTTCTTGGGGGCACGGTGGAATGGGGCAGACCTGAGGGGTTTACATAACGTTGACTGGGCAATCTTCTGGTGGTATATTCCTGAGGGGTGGAAGGGCATGATCCAGTACCGCCCCGGCCCCGGCCTGATGCGCATGGATCAGAGCGTCATGGGCGGGTACAGTTTCGTCGAGAATGCCGCAAGGCGGCATGAATAGGAGAAGAACATGGCAATCGGAACTGATTTTGAAATCCAAAACGATAAGGACGTGCGGTACATTGGAGCCGCACATGGGGCCGCCGGAGCGGGATACTACACCGTGCTGGAGCTTCACCAATGGCTTCGGGACCTGGCGGATGATGCCTCGTCCGCTAGCGATGACTATATGGACATCGCTCGCCCCACTCCGTCAGAGCGGGTCTATGACACCATTCTGACGATGCTGAACGGCTATAACCTGGACGCCACCGCTATTGAACACCTCTATGGCGGCTCTATCACCCAGGCTGGGGGCGATGAGATTTACGATGGTATCCAGATCGTTGCCAATGAGGGGTGCCATGTTGAGATTCACCAGAATGGCGCTATCATCACTAATGACTTCTGGAACAGTACCCCGGACGGAGAATCGCTGGAGGGGCTGAACCGTGACGTTGCCAATGGCATCTCGTCCCGCTTCCTCATCCAGGTGCGGGCCGCTGGCTCCGACATCGACGGGCGTAGGCTTATCTGCCAGACTCGTGAGTGGGGCTATACCTACTCCGAGTTCCGCGTCAACGGAACGGCGCGGGGCATCAACGTGGTTCCTCTCACCTATGCCCTTGATCTGAACAACGAGACGGCTGAGGGTACGGTATCTGGATGGACGGACGTTGACTTGACCACGGAGGGGTACATCAACCTTGACGTGAACAACGACTTAACTGACGAATACTACTACAGCGAGTGGAACACCGGCTCGCGGACCAGCATCAACGAGTTCTACGAGCGGATGAAGTGGCTGGCTCGGCGTGGGTCCTCGTCAACGGTCTATGGGCTAAATGGCGAACTCTTCCGGGGCGTCACGCATCAGTTCACCGGGACCCAATCTAGTGGGACGTTCTCTACTCCAGAGGGTGTTACCTGGACGGGAGGCTCCGGTCAAATCCTGGCAGTAGACAGCACAACGGCGGCTACTGAGGTCTGGATTCAACGGCTGACGGGCGTGGCTCCGGGAACGGGGACGATAACCGCCGCTGGCGGAGCGACTTTCAGTGTTTCGAGCGTCCAGTCCCGAGTGGTCTCCACTCCGTTCTGCGGGCAGTCCACCGGCTCAGCCCTCATCGGAGCCTACGGCTTCGGTGTCGAGGTCCTCGACCTTGGAACGAATGACTCTGTGACTGCCCTGGACGGCAACCCCTACTCGCCTCCGGACTACCAGAGTTTCACAGTCGCTGGCCTGGATGATGGCGAGGATTACGTTCTGGTTGGTCCTCGCGGCTATCGGTTCTTCTACGACAACGAGCAGTCGGGGCCGTTCACTGTGGGTGAGACGCTCACCTTCGGCAGCCCTGCGGGTACGGCGGTCCTAGCCGATCTGCTGGACCTTGGGAACATCGGAGAAATGTATATCGGACCCATCCTGACCGGCGCTGCGCCGCAGGACAATTCGACAATCGCGGGCGCGACGGCCACGGCGGATGTCTGGGGGGCGGTGTCAAACGACATCTTCTTGCGTCAGCTGACGCTCGTCGGCCCCGTGACGGGAACGGGGATCACATCGATCACGGTGAATGAGTCCATCCCAGCCGACAGCCCAGCGACGGGGACTATCCGCATTAAGAGGACATCTGGCAAATACACTCGGCACCCGTATAGCAACATCAACTATGGGACCAAGACGTTCACCATCACGTCGCACGATTTCGATTCCGACAGTGCTCCCGACGATACGCAGGTCTTCATCAGCTACATCGACGATCTGGTGAGCGGCTTCGACTATCTGGAATACACCGCGATCTACTCCGCTCCTCGGACTTTGTTCGTGCGCGTGCGAGACGGCGGGACGGTGGGCGGAACGCCCAAGAAGCCATTTGAGACCACGGCAACCTATCCTGGCTCAGCGACTTCGGTGAAGACAAGCGACCTATAGGCTCGGAGGGAAAGTGAATGACGGCTCCGTCTTATGTAACAGACCTGGCCGACATCATCACCGACCCGACGAGTTCTTCAGGATGGACGCTGATCTCGTCGGGCGGTGGTGGTGCTAACTCCCTGACGGTCCCGGAGACGGACGACTACATCCAGTCGGCCACTCCAGGGACCTATGGGAGCATTTCCAGAAACCCGTTCTCTAGCTCCATCCGAGGCATGGTCTACAACTCCTCGCAGACCGTTGGGTCCGGGAATGCGGTCTTTGTCTGGACGAAATCGGATGTGGCGCAGGCCCTAGCATCCAAAGCCTCGGGTGGCATTCAGGTGCTAATCGGAAACACGAGTGGCGACCTGAAATGCTGGTATGTCTCGGGCAACGACGACGCCTTCGGGGGATGGAAGTGCTTTCCCGTAGACCCAACGATCACGCCTTCAACTACAGTAGGCTCTCCAACCAGCACCACAGCCTACTTCGGTGTTCGGTGGAATGTCCCAGCCAGCGGCCCATCGAAAGGCTATCCGTTCAAGATCGACGCTATCCGTCGGGGGCGCAAGGTTACAGTCACCTTCGGGGAGTCGGGCGACTATGCGACCTTTGCTGGCCTGTCATCCTATGCGTCGGCCCTGGCGAGGCGATGGGGTCAATTCTTCCTGAAAGACGGGAGCTACTTCTTCCAGGGCTTCCTTCTGCTCGGGGTCGATGGTGGCGATCTAGTCAACTTCATCGACTCGAACCGGGTGATCTACATCCAGAACACCGAATTCGTAAGCTCGGCTTTCAACCGAATTGAAATTCAGAACTCCAGCTCGGTCGTGAACTGGACAAACATCGCCATCTCAGCGCTTGGAACGGTGTCGCCCGGCACGTTTGTCGTGACAGCCGGGGCGCTCACCGCCGAATCATGTCAGTTCATCGGGATGGGAGCGTTCACCTTCCTGTCGTCGAGCAGCGTGAAGAACACGTCTTTCCGGGGCTGCGGCGTGGTCACGGCTCCGGGGTCGGACCTGCGAGGTTCCAAGATCATCAGCCCAACGGTTGCCACGGCTGGCTCAGCCCTGGTATGGAACAGCGCCACTGCCCTGGATGGGAAGGTTGACAACATGACCTTCCAGATGGGTTCCAACAACCATCACGCCATCGAGATCGGCACAAGCGCCAGCACCTCCCAGACAATCCGTGGATGCACGTTCGCTGGTTTCAGCGGCTCGGACGGGGCGGACGGATCGGTGCTGTACCTGCGAGACCAGGGGAGCGATAAGACCTGGACCATCGGCTGTGTGGGATGCACGGGAACAGTGACCTACAAGAAGGAGCGGTCAACAGATACGGTCAATCTGACCCAGGGTGTCGCACTAACAATCAGCGTGGTAGATTCCGATACTGGCTCACCCATCAACGGGGCACGGGTCTTGGCGAAGGCGGCATCAGGTGGGCCGAACCCCTATCAGGCGAGCGTCGGCCTGACGCGCTTGGGGTCAACCGTCACGGTTGACCACTCTACGCACGGGCTAAAGACGGGAGACTACGTTGTAATCGAGGGTGCTGTTGAGGGTGACTACAATGGCGTCTGGCAGATCACCTACAGTGATGCCAACACCTACACCTTTGACATCGGTGCCAAGACGCCAACCTCGCCAGCAACCGGCTCTCCGGTTTCGACACTGGCGATAATCTCTGCCACCACAAGCGGCGGGGCTGTTTCGGACACTCGGACATATTCATCTGACCAGCCGTTCTCGGGCCGGGTGCGATACGCCGCTGGTCCGTATAAGACATCGCCCTTCAGCGGCACGATCAGCAGTTCGTCCGGGGCATCTGCGACCGTTCAGATGGTGAAGGACGAGTAATGGCAATCTCTGTGGACTACCAGACTGCGGTTATCTACGTCCCGCAATCCTATCTGACGCCTGTCTCGGGGAACCTGTATGAGCTGGACGTGGAGCAGTTCCGCCTCGACCTGGTAGACTGGGAGGACAGCGAAGAGGGCATACAGATGCCCCGGACGCACAACCACAATTCGACGGTTGACCTTTCGGGTGTGACCTACGCTCGAAGCGTCGAGATTGTCAAGCCCTACACCGTGGAATTCGAGGACGGGCAATATGTCATTCGGTGTGTCAACGCCAATCACAACCTTGCTGACGTGAAGGTTGCCAATCAAGTCTCGCTGGTGATCGGAAATGCAGCCGGTCTTATCACGGTGGTATCTGGGTCCGGCGTAACACA